GGACCTTCGCGGGAACCTGCGCCGCGCGGGCTGCTTCCTTCAGGAGGAAGTCGAACGCCTCGGTGGCGACGTCTTCAACATAGGCCTCCCAGCAAGCCGTGATGAACACGATTGCGGCGCGGTTCAGCACTTCGACTTCGTGCTTCCTACCAGAGCCAGCGCCCGCCATCTGCGTGTGGATCTCCCACAGCCGGTCGATGTCAGCCTTGTTTGCGTCGAAGTTGGTACGCGCCGTCGACATGCGGACAGCCTAACCCAGATGTCCCCGGCGCTGCCTCCTCGGCGGCTTTGCCCACGAGGAGGCAGCGCATGGCCGACGTCATCACGTGCCCTTCGGGGCTCTCGGGCCGCGTTCGCGGCATGAAGGTCCGCGAGGAGCGGGTCCTCGCCGACCGCAAGCTCGCCAAGAGCGGCGGGCAGGTCGACGAGCTGCTCAACGCCTGCTGGGAGGAGACGCTCGACGCGGGTCCGTACACGCTCCCCGAGGGCGGCAAGCTCGACTGGGGCAAGGTCCTCCAGGGCGATCGCTTCTTCGCCCTGCTCATGGTCCGCGCGCTGACCTACGGGCCGGAGTATGCCTTCGGCGTCAGCTGCCGAAACGACGCGTGCCGCGCGCGCATCGAGTGGGAAGTCGACCTGACGAGCCTGCCGGTGCGCCCGCTCTCCGAGGAGAGCCGCGCCGCGTTCATCGCCGGGAACCGCTTCGAGACGACGCTGCCCGATGCCGACAAGCGCGTGCGCTTCCGGCTCCTCACCGGGGATGACGAGCGGAAGCTGCCCGCGCTTCAGCGCGCGGCGCCCGACAAGCTGCTCTCGGCGGTGCTCGCCTACCGCGTGCTCGAAATCGACGACGTGGACGCGAAGGCGAAGCGCCAATTCCTCGAGGACCTGAGGATGCGCGATGCCGACTTCCTCGTCGACGAGTTCGACCGCGTCGACTGCGGCGTCGACACCACCATCGAGATCGAGTGCCCCGAGTGCTTCCAGACGCAGGAGGTCGACCTCCCTTTCGACAAGGGGTTCTTCCTCCCGGGCCGGGACAGGACGGCGAGGCGGAAGGCCCGGAGCAGCTCTTCCCCAACGTGACCATGGAGGCGTGGCGTGAGGGCATCTTCCAGCTTTGCTGGCAGCAGCACGGCGGCTCCGGGCTCGCGGTGACGCTGGGCGACGCCCTCGAGCTGCCGACCACGGACCGCGACTGGCTCATCGAGCGGGTCGGCCAGCAACGCGCACGGGAGGCGAAGGAGCTCGAGAAGGCCGCGAAGCGGAGGTGACCGATGGCGCTCAACAACCTCGGCCTCGGCTTCGTCTTCACCGCGCGGGACCTCGCGTCCGGGGCCATCCAGAACCTCGAGCGGAACTTCATGAGCCTCGACCGCCGCGTCGGGCTCGGCACGGACAACATCCAGGGCGCCTTCCAGCAACTCGGGGTCGGCCTCGCGGTGTTCACCGCGGGCGCCGCAACGGTGGGCGCCGCGTTCTCGCTCGCGAGCGCGGCCGGACGCTTCGAGCAAGCCATCGCCTCAGCTGGCGCCATTGCGGGCGCCACGGCCACCGAGCTCAACCAGCTCCGCGACGCGGCCATCGAGGCAGGCGTCGCCACCCAGTTCTCGCCGACCGAGGCGACCCGCGCGCTCCAGGACCTCGCCGCCGCGGGCTTCAACGTGCAGGAATCCATCCGGCTCCTCTCGCCCGTGCTCGACCTCGCCGCGGGCTCGCTCGGCCAGCTCACGCCTTCACAGGCCGCGGGGCTCGCCTCGCAGGCGATGAAGGCGTTTGGCCTCTCCATCGACGAGGCCTCCATCTCCGTCGACCGCATGCTCCAGGCGGTCAACGTGTTCGCGCTCGACGCGAGCGAGCTGCCCCTCGCGCTCGGCACGGCCTCGAGCGGTGCGCAGGCTCTTCACCAGTCGCTCTCCGAGACGCTCATCTCGCTCGGTCTCGTGAAGAACGTCGTGCCCGGGGTCGAGCGTGCGTCCACGGCGGTCGCAGTGGCCATGGAGCGCATGGCCGATCCGCAGGTGCAGCAGCGGCTGCGCGGCATCGGCGTGTCCGTCACCGACTCGCAGAACCGCTTCCGGAGCTTCCTCGACATTCTCGGGGACCTCGCCCCGCAGCTCGACCGGATGAGCGAAGCGCAGCGCTCGGCGTTCCTGCTCGCCACGTTCGGACGCGAGGCGCTCGGCGGCGTCAACGCCATCCTGACCCAGGTCACGAACGGCGTGCGCACGAACACCGGCGAGACCATGCGCGGCGCGGCAGCCATCGCCTACCTGCGCGACCAGTTCGAAAACGCCGGGGGAACGGCTGCGCGCTTCCGCGAGCAGATGCTCGACACGTTCGAGGGGCAAAGGCAGCTCCTCCGCGGCTCCCTCGAGACGCTCGCCATCGTCGCCGGCGAGCCCTTCGCGCAGGTCTTCAAGCCGCTCGTCACCATCGTGGTCGAGGTCGTGAACGCCGTGCTCAACGTCTTCCGGCAGCTGCCAGCGCCGGTGAAGCGCGCGTTCGCGGCGTTCGTCGCGGGCGCCGGGGCCGTGGTCGCGATGGTCGGTGCCGTCATCGCCGCGAAGGCGGGCATCGCACTCCTCATCATCGCGCTCAAGGCCGCCGGCATCACGCTCGGCGGGCTGCTCACCACCATCCTCCCGGCGGTCCTCATCTTCGGCGTGCTGGCGCTCGCGGTCGCTGGCTTCGTCGTCGCCTTCCGGAACAACGTCGGGGGCATCGCAGACTTCTTCCAGCGCAGCGGCGAGCGCATCTCGCTCGCCTTCCGAGGGCTCGTGCAGCTCTTCGAGCAGGGCGGCTTCTCCGGCGCGGTGCGCGAGGAGCTGAACCGCGCTGAGAACGCGGGTCTCAAGACGTTCCTCATCCGCCTCTACCAGATCGCCTTCCGCATCCAGCGCTTCTTCCAGGGCATCGGCGAGGGCTTCAGCGCCGCCATCGAGGCAGCCGCGCCCGTGTTCGAGGCCTTCGTCGGCGCGCTCACCAGACTTGGCCAGGCGCTGGGCCTCGTCGCGGGTGAGTCGGCGAACGCGGCGGCGGGCATCCCGTCCAACGACTTCGCCGCGTTCGGCCGCATCCTCGGGCAGATCGCAGGCGTGCTCGTCGAGGTCTTCGTCGGCGCGCTCACGTTCGTCATCGACGTCGTCACGAGCGCCATCAACACCTTCCGCTCGGCGATGGCGCCGCTTCAGCCTGTGTTCGACGCGGTGAAGAACGCGGTCACGCTCGTCTTCCAGGAGCTCGGCAAGCTCGGCGCGATGTTCGGCTTCACGTCGAGCGCCAGCGGCCAGGCGGGCGGCTCGCTCGATGCGCTGCGCTCGGTGGCCGAGTTCCTCGGGCAGGTCATCGGCTACGTCGCGGCCGGCATCGCGGGCGCCATTGGCGTGATGGTGTCGTTCGTCGTGAACAGCCTCGCCGTCATCATCGCGGCGTTCCGCTCGGTGGTGGGCTTCATCGGCGGCGTGGTCGACATCCTCGGAGGGCTCGTCACCGGCAACTGGGCGCAGGTCTGGGTGGGCTTCAAGAAGGTGGTGCTCAACACCATCAACTTTCTCGCGCAGCTCCTGCTCGGCTTCGTCGAGACCATCGCGGGCGTCATCGACACCATCGCGGGCGTCTTCGGCGCCGACCTGGGCGGGGCCGACGCGATCCGCAGCCTGCGCCAGGACATCGAGCGCGGTCTGCTCGAGGGCGTCGACGAGGTCACGGCTGGCGTGACCGTGGCGCCCGCTGGTTCGACGCTGACCGCGCTCGACGCGGCCACCTCCACGATGCCTGCCGTCGCGGCGATGACGCCCGCCGTGCCCGCGTCCTTCCCGATGACGCCGGCCACGCCGCCCGCGTCTCCGCCCATCACCGTCAACCTTCAGGTGGACGGCGCGACTCTCGCCACGGCGGTCCATCGAGCGGACCGCGACGCGGCCACCCGCTCGTTCTCGCCGGTCCCGGCGTACTGATGGAGGCCGAGTGTCGTTCGACGGAGGCATCGCCCGACCACCGCGCTGCGTCCTCGTGAACGTCACGAGCGGCGAGTCGATGGAGTGCCTCTTCAACCCGACTCAGCTCTCCGAGAAGCTGCAGGTCAACTGGAACCGCCTCGCGGTCCCCGGCCTCTCGCACCAGGTGCTCCAGTTCCAGAGTACGGCGAACCGGCAGCTCTCGGGCGTGGAGTTCTACCTGGACCGCTTCTTCGCGGCCGAGCAGCCCGGCGACGTGGACATCCTCGACTTCCGCGCCTTCCTGCGCGCGCTCACCGTGCCGCCCGAAGGCACCGCGGGCGTCGTTGCGACTGCGCCACCGCGCGTGCTGTTCATCTGGCCCGAGGTCGTCACTCTCGAGTGCGTCGTCGCCAGCGTCGAGTTCACCTACAAGCAGCTCGCGGTCGATGGCACCGTGCTCGTCTACGTCGCAAATGTCACGTTCGAGGAAATCCTCGACACCCGCGTGACCAGCGAGGAGCTGCGCGAGGCTGAGCTGTAGTCCCCAGAGGAACGGGCCGCGAGGCTTTGCGTCGGCATGGCCCCTCGCACCGGCTCGCGACACTCGTTCACGCACGGCGTTCGCGACGAGCTCGAGCGACGGTTCCTCACCGAGCGCGAGCCCTACCGCTTCAAAGTGCACAACGACACGCGCGTCCACGTCGTCGCCCAGGGCGACACGCTCTTCGAGCTCGCAGGGCGGTACTACGCGCCGCTCCCGCGGGCGTGCGGCTTCTGGTGGGTGCTCGCGGACTTGCAGCCGGACCCCATCGTCGACCCGACGCTCGAGCTCGACGTCGGGCGGCGCCTCTTCGTGCCCAGCCTGCGCGTCCTTACCGACGTCATCCTCAGCGAGTGGCGCAGGAGGTTTGACGCATGACGGACCTCCGCGACCGCAGCGCGCCCGGCGTGCGCATCACGGTGCTCTCGAACGAGCGCGCACCGAGCGGCGAGCCCCTCGACCTGGACGGCCGCATCGTCGGCTTCACCTTCGAGGATGCCGAGCGCCAGGCGGACAAGGTGTCCATCCAGCTCGACAACAATGACCTCGCGCTGTTCGAGCGCGCGGAGCTGGTGGGTGGCGCGACGCTCGAGGTGTCCTGGGGCTACCCGGGAAACATGGTGCCACCGCGCCGGGTGGTCGTGAAGAAGCTCAAGGGCTTCCAGACGCTGACCATCGAGGGGCAGGCCACCAGCGTGCTCATGAACCGCGAGGCGAAGACGCGCTCGTGGTCGAACAAGTCGCGCAGCGCCGTCGTGAGGGAGATTGCCGCCGAGTACGGCTACGAGGGCGAGTTCCTCGATGTCGAGGACTCTGGCGAGGTCCTCGACACCATCAACCAGAGCGCGGAGACTGACGCCCGCTTCCTTCGGCGCCTCGCGGCGCGCGAGGAGTTCGAGTACTTCGTCGACGACGCGGGGCTGCACTGGCGCTCGCGCGACCAGGCGAGCGCGCCGACGCACGTGCTGACGTGGTTCTCGGACCGGGGCCGGGGCGACATCATCTCGCTCCACGTCGAGTCGGACCTCGCGCGCCGGACTGGTCGCGTCGAGGTGCGGGGCCGCGACCCGATGACGAGGACGACCATCACCTCGGCAGCAACCAGCGCCACGGTCGAGCGCGCGACGCTGAGCGACGTCCTCGAGGTGGTCGATCGCGAGACCGGCGAGACCTCGCTCCAGGAGCGCAACGCGACGACCAGCGTGCATCCGACCTCCGCGCCGACGCCGGCTGCCGCCGAGCGCGAGTCGGCCGCGCGCTTCCGTCGCGCCGAACGCGAAACGGTGAAGCTCGCGCTGCAGGTGGTGGGCGACCCGACGCTGCGCGCGAAGCAGGTCGTCGAGGTGCGCGGCATCTCGAGCCTGCTCTCGGGCAAGTACTACGTGACCGAGGCGAAGCACGTCATCTCGTCGTCGGGCTACGTCGTCGACCTGAAGCTCACGCGCGACGGCACCGGCGCTCGCCGAGGCGCGGGCCCGAACGCACGAGGTCAGCCGCAGGGCGGCGAACCGAACCGCACGACACCGGCGACGGGCACGAGCACCGTGACCGAGCTCGAGCGCGTCGACCCGGAGACGGGCCGCACCGTCGTCGAGTACCGGCACGACGGCAACGTCGTCGGCGTCGAGGACCCGGAGGCCGGCGTCAGCCGCATGTACTGAGGAGCCAAGCGATGAGCACCTTCGACGACGACATTCAAACGCACGACACCCGGCTGCTCGGCATGTACGTCGGCTACGTGACGAAGCGCGACGATGAGGAGCAGCTCGGTCGCGTGCGCGTCTGCATCCCGGGCGTGCTCGAGCCCGAGAGCGCGTGGGCGTGGCCGCTGGGGACGAGCGGCGGCGGCTCGAAGGACCGGGGCTTTTTCGCGGTGCCCGAGGAGGGCGCCGAGGTCGCGGTCTTCTTCAACCAGGGCAACGTCGATGCGCCGTACTACCTCGCGGCGCACTGGGGGAAGCCGAACGGCGAGAGCGAGGTCCCCGAGGAGGCGCGCAAGACCCCGCCCGACAACCGCGTCTTCTCCACGAAAACGTTCCGTATCGAGCTCGACGAGTCGAAGGACAGCCGGAAGCTCAAGCTCACCAACAGGAAGACCGGCGACCACCTCGTCTTCGACGCCGAGGAGAACAGCGTGACCTTGCAGGCGACGACGGCGCTCACGCTGCGCGCGGTCGGCGCCATCAGCATCGAGGGCACGCAGATCACCATCGGCGGCCGCGTCGTCCGGCCCATCGCCGCCCCCATCTGAAGGAGACGAACGTGGCGCTGCCCATCTGTCTCGAAATCCCTGAGCTCGGCGATCCGCCGGTCATCACGCTGCCGGGCGGCGTGAGCATCCAGCAGTTCAACCTGCTGGAGGCCATTCAGCCCGCGCTCACGCCGCTGATGCCGGTGTTCGACATCATCGACACCGTGGTCGCGGTCTTCAACTGCGTGAAGGCCATCCCGGATTCGCTCGGGCCGCCGCCGGACCCCACCGCGCTCGCCGCGTGCATCCCCGAGCTGGCGGAGAAGGTGTCGAAGCTCTTGAAGCTCATCCCGCAGCTCTCGCTGCCCTACACCATCATCGGCATCATTGACCTGGTCATCGACACGCTGAGGCAGGCGCGCAATCAGCTCCTGCACCTGCAGCAGCAGATGCAGCAGATCCTCGGCGCCATCGATCGCGCGACCGAGCTCGAGGACGCGGGCCTCATGGCCATCACGAGCTGCGCGCAGGCGAACGTCGCGACCGAGGCGGCCAACGTCGGCAAGTCGCTCGCGAGCCTCGGCAAGCTCATCGGCATCCTCAACATCTTCCTCGGCATGGTCGGCGCGCCCGAGGTGCCCGACCTCTCGAACCTCGCAGGACGTCCGCTCGACGAGGTGGTGCCGCCGATCGACGCCATCGTGAAGGCGCTCCAGGACGTGCGCGGCGCGGTCCCGGTCCCGTGAGAAGGACGCCATGAGCCGTGAAGCCCAGAACTTCCTCATCCCGTTCCGCCGCGACAAGAAGCGCGACTTCGCCGTGGGCAGCGGCGAGGCGTTGCTCGCCTCGAAGGTCCGCCAAGCCCTTCTCACCGAGGGCGCCACGGCGCGCTCGTCGGGCGAGCTGCCGTGGCGCACGAACTTCGGCGCGGGGCTGGCGCTGCTGCGCCACCAGCGCAACGACGCGGCGCTCAAGGAACTGGCCCGCGTCTACGTGCGCGACGCCCTCAAGCGCTGGGTGCCGGGCGCTCAGCTCGTCGGCCTGAGCGTCGAGCAGGATGGCCCGGCCCTGACGCTGCGGGCGCGTGTCCGGGACAAAAAAGCCTTTGCAGTCGTGGACGTCTCCTTGGAGCGTTAGACGCTCGTTGCGCAAATCGGTCGTCCCTGTGGGCACTGAATTGAGCAGCGGCCCGCTGCACGATTCACTACGCGTCAGCATCGGGCGTACGTGTGACCTTTTTGCCCCAGTCCTTATAAAGCTTCGTGAGCTTGCCGTTCGCGTCGATGATGCCGGCCGCTTTGAGCGCGCCGATGCGCTGGTCCTCGGTGCGATTGTCGAACGCCGCGAGGAGTTGGTCCGGCGTCCATGCCTCGCCAGGGGCCTGACGGCCGACCACCGCCTGGCTGGGCTTCTTCTTACTGTTCTTACTGGTCCTTGCCATAACGACCGTCCTTCCTCACTGGCCAGACGGCCAGAATGTTGTTCGGTTCGCGAACCGAAAGCTGAATGTGAGCGCCCCGAAAGACACCGCTTCGATCCCAGAGGCGCGGAAGTCCCTTGGCTCCGAGCGGGACGAAGACCGCACGGGTGCTGTCGAGCTTGAGCCCCGACTGCCCTAACGTCGCGAACAGATAGTTGAAGACCGCGCAGTCGCGGTACTTGTGGTTGTTGGCGTTCTTCGGGAGCCTCTGCCCAGTGCTCCTCATTGCGAGGTCAAGGTCCTCGTGGGCCTTCTTCAAGAGGTCTGCGTTGCTGGGGTCGAGGAGATCGATGCAGCGACCGATTCGCACGAGCGCTCCGACAACGGCGGCGTCCTGCTGGCCGTACCGCTGCTCCGCCCACACCAAGCCTGCTGTGGAGCGTACTCCCAGAAGTCGATGCCATGGCCGAGCCAGTCGTCGTCGTTCTCGCTGTGGTCGAACGGAGTTCCGGCCACGAGTTTCTCGGCGGTGCTCTTCCTCGTGCCGTGGAACGCAACGACGGTCCGGTCGTAGTCGAAAGCAGTCTGGCGCGACGGGGCGGAGTTCGTGGTCGTGCTCGTCATGTCTCGATCAGCCCCTCGCGCTTCACTGCATCCCAGAGAATGGCGCGTGCTACATCAGCGCGCGACAGCGCTACACCCGGGTTCTCACGCTGTCGGCGTTCGAGGAGCAAGTTCAGCTTGTCGAGCAGGTCCTGATTCGCGCGGACGAAGAGTACTTTGTCCAGCCCATCGGGCCCTTTTCGCGGGCGAGCGCGCTTCGACGACTGACGCATGCTTGATAACATAGCGAACCGCTAGCGGTTCGCAAGATACGGCAGGGCGAACGTCGGCATACCCGGTCCCCGAGAGCGCCTCCTGAGAGGCTTTGCCTCCTCGAAGGCTTACCGCCGTGGCCACACTGCCCGAGTCTGTCGACTACACCGACAAGGACTTCGACGCCCTTCGGGCGCGCCTCATCGCGCTCATCAAGAGCGTATTCCCGGACTGGACCGACTTCGACGTTGCCAGCTTCGGAAACCTCCTCGTCGAACTCTACGCCTTCGTGGGCGACGTCCTGACCTTCTACCAGGACAACCTCGCTCGCGAGTCGCGCCTCGTCACGGCCACGCAGCGCAAGAGCGTCATGGCACTGGCGAAGATGCTCGGCTACCGTCTGCACGGCGCGCAGGCGGCGACCGCCGAGGTATGGCTGTCCCTCGCGCGGGTGCCCGTCGCCAGCGTCACCATCCCAGCCGGCACGGTGCTGCGCACGCAGGAGGTCACCGAGCCCGTGCGTTTCCAGCTCCTCGCAAACGCGGTCATCCCGGCCGCTGCGGACCCGCCCCGCGTCCTGGCGGTCGTCGAGAACTCGAAGACCCACACCCAGCTCTTCGACGCGCGCGGGCTCGCGGACCTCGAGCTCCACCTCGACTACACGCCGTACCTCGACGGCTCGGCGAGCGTGTCGACGCCGCAGGGCCCCTTCGTCGAGGTCGACAGCTTCCTTGACTCGCGCCCGAACGACCGCCACTTCGTCGTGACCGTCGACCAGAACGACCGCGCGACGCTGCGCTTCGGCAACGGGGTGAGCGGCATGCCACCGAGCGGCACCGTCTCGGTCACCTACAAGACCGGCGGCGGCAGCGCGGGCAACGTCGACGCCGGGCGCATCGCCGTCATCGAGGGCGCCTTCAAGGACGCCTACGGCAACGCGGTGCAGGTCTCCGTGAGAAACCCCGCGCCAGCCTCGGGGGGCGCGGACCGGCAGACCGTCGCGTCGGCAAAGCTGCTCGCGCCCGAGAGCCTGCGCGCGCTGACGAGGACCGTCGCGCGCGAGGACTTCGAGATCAACGCGCGCCGCCTCTCCGGCGTGGCTCGCGCACTGATGCTCACGTCGAACGAGGACCCGACCATCGCGGAGAACACGGGCATCCTCTACGTCATCCCGCAGTCCCAGGCGCCCGGCGCGATGCCCACGCCTGCGCTCAAGAACCTCGTGCTGCGGCAGGTGACCGAGGTCTACCCGTGCACACTCACGTTCCAGGTCAGCGTGCAGGACCCGGTCTACAAGACCATCGACGTCGCCGCGCGCATTTTTTGCGCCAAGGCTACGCAGCCAACGATGTGCGCGACCGCGTTCGCGCGAACCTCGCCGGGTACTTCCGCGTGAGCGAGCCGGACGGCACGCCGAATCCGCTCGTCGACTTCGGTTTCAACCTCAAGGACGCCGAAGGCAACCCAGTCGGCGAGATCGCCTGGTCTGACCTCTTCAACGTCAGCCGCGACACGCCAGGCGTGCGGAAGATGGGCGACGCGCGTCTCGACCTGACGCTGAACGGGCTGCCCGCCGACGTGCGCCTCAACGTCCGCGAGTTCCCGGTGCTCGGAGTCCTGACCCTCCGCAACGGTGACACGGGGGAACTGCTCTGATGGCGCTCCTCAACCCCAGCTTCGAGGACGCGGGCACGCTCCCTGGTGAGGCCGAACACTGGGCGCTCTCGGCGGTGACGAGCCGCGAGGGAATCGCCGGCTTCGGCACCGCTCCCGAGGACGCATGGGAGGACTTCGAGCGCTGGCACACGTTGCTCGACTCGCTCGGCGACGTGACGGTGGTGCTCGCGTTCTTCGACAGCGCGCTCAAGGGCTACGAGGCGTTCGAGAGCGGCTGGGCCAACGTCGTCTACCTCTACAACCTGCCGCCCGCGCAGCTCGTCAACTGCGCGTTCGGCGGCGGCGCGGTCGAGGAATGCGAGAGCGGTTGGAGCAACGTGCCGTACCTCCGCGACTGGGCTCTCGTCACCACCGCGACGGGCATCTTCGACGGCAAGCCGCGCGAGGACTTCGAGGACCAGTGGCGCTTGAACCAGCTCTACGCCTGGACGTGGGCGGCGGTCACCTCGAGCACCGCGATGTTCGACGCGGGCGTGCAGCCCGTCGAGGACTTCAACAACGGCTGGACGAGCATGACCACCCTGTGAGGAGCCGACCGATGGCCGAAGCAGACTGGACCTACTTTAACGACGGGCTCGACATCGCGACCGTCGACCGGGGCGTGACGGCCGGGATTGCACGCCCACGGGGCGGCGGGAGCTTCCTCTACGCCTTCAACTCGCTCGCCGCCGTGCAGGGCGCGGTCGCCCTGTTCGCCAACCTCGCGAGCTTCGCACCGATGGCCAAGGGTGGCTCGATCCGCGGCGCGCTCCAGCGTGGCCCGGGCGGCGGCCCTACGGGCTTCTCGCCGTTCCTGTTCCTCTGCTGCCAGGGCAACTCGGTCAACGACAGCGCGTACCTCCTGGGCCTCTCCGACAACGATCCGCACCGCATCGTGCTCCGCAAGGGCGCCGTCGCCGTGGGGCTGCCGACAGCCGACGGGCCCGGCGTGCTGCTCAAGTCGGCGGCGTCGTTCGCGCAGGCGACGTGGCTGCACCTGAGGCTCGACGTCATCGTGAACACGAACGGTGACGTGGTGCTCAAGGTCTTTCAGAACGACCTCTCGCTGCACGCGCTCGGCACGGCGCCCGACTGGCAGCCGGTGTCCGGCATGGTGGAGTTCATCGACGACCACCTCGGCATCAACTCGGGCAGCCAGCCGCTCACCTCGGGGCGCGGTGGCTTCGGCTTCTCCGTGAAGGACGTCACGCGGCGCGCGTACTTCGACCACCTCGAGCTGTTCCGGCAGGTGTGAGCGATGGCGCTGACCGCGTTCACCAGCCGTCTCGGGCGCGGACAGGGGCGCCTCCTCACGCAGAAGGCTACGGGCGGCGACTACGCCTTCGTCCTCGGCGACGACGAGCCCGGGCGCCTCTTCGAGCTCGTGCCCGGCGACCACGCCGAGGTCACCCAGCGCACGGACCTCACGGGCATCATGTTCGTGAGGGCGTTCTTGCGGCTGCGCGTGCCCGCGTCGACCCCTCCGGGGCTCGCGTGGGAGGCCAGCATCATCGTCGATGGCACCAAGCTCGCGTCCATGCGCGCCAAGCCCGGCCGCGAGCGACTGGCTACGGACCTCGCGGCGAACGTCTCCAAGCTCTCGGGCATGCATACCATCGGCGTGCGGCTTCAGCTGGTGAGCGCATGAGGAGCGCGCCGTGAGCAGCGTCGAGCTTCCTGCGCTTTACGTCGACAGCGTCGCGCTCCTGGGAAGCACGCCGCGGCTCGTGCTGGTCAACCGCGACCCGAGCCCCGGCGAGACCGGCGTGCCCATCGACGCCACGCTCGCGCTCGAGCTCGTCGCCACCGGACCCGATGGCGTCCACCGCGCCAGCGCACGCGTGTGGGTCGACGGCGTTCCTCGCGTTCGAGGGAGGCGCGCTGACGGAGATCGCGCCGGCTTACGCGGGGCCGCTCGCCGCCGTCGTGCAGACCTCCGACACGCTGCGCGTCGTGCTCCATCCCGTCGTCCCGCTCACGAGCCTGGCGACGGTCCGCGTGCGCGTGCTCGCGCAGGCCATGGGCGGCGGAGCGTCCCTCGACGAGGTGTACTCGTTCGTCGTCGAGGACCGGACTGCGCCGCGCGTCGTCGGAGCGCAAGCGCTCGCGCAGAGGGTCGTCCGTGTGGCCTTCGACGAACCGGTGCTCGTCCCGCCCAGTGCGACGTTCGCTCTCACCCCGCTCGGCGCGCCCGCCGTGCCGCTCATCGCGATTGCCGCCGCGGCGGACGGTGGCGCCGTCCTCCTCACGCTCGACACCGAGATGACGCCGGACGTGGTGCACGAGGTCGTCGCGAGCGGCGTGACGGACCTCTTCGGCAACGCCGTGCTCGGTCCGTACGACCGCGCCACCTTCACCGGCTTCCGCCCCGCGCGCCCGGAGCGGCGCCGATTCGACCTCTGGCGCATGCTGCCGAAGCACAACCGCCGCGACGACCAGACCGGCGACCTCTTCCGCTTCATCGCGTGCCTGCAGGAAGTGACCGACCTCCTGCTCGCCGACGTGGACCGCTGGCCCGACATCTTCGACCTCGAGCGCGCGCCCGAGGCTTTCGTCGACCTCATCCTGCGCGACCTCGGCAACCCGTTCCCGTTCGAGCTCGACGCGATGGGCAAGCGGCGCCTCGCGTCGGTGCTCGTCGAGATGTACCGGCAGAAGGGCACGGCCAAGGGCATCCAGAACGCGATCCGGTTTTTCCTCGGCATCGACATCTCGGCCATTACGCCGTTCAAAGCCGACACCCTCACGCTCGGCGCGTTCGAGCTCGGCATCGACTGGGTGCTGGGACCGTCCGACCGCTTCGCGCGCTACGCCTTCAACGTCGAGGTCGCGCGCATCCTGACCGACCGCGAGCGCCAGCAGCTCCGCGCCATCGTCGAGTACCTGAAGCCCGCGCACACGCACTTCGTGGACCTTGTCGAGCCGCTGCCGCCCATCGTGCCGAACCACTGGGAGTTGGGTCTCAGCGACCTTGGGGAGACGACGGACCTGCACTGATCGCTGGCCCCATCAGGAGGACGCTTCCATTCGAAGAACAGCGACAGCCGCATACGCCGCATCGCTGTTTCCGAATGCCGCGTCTGCGAGTTGTGTGGCAAGCACCGATGGTTCCTTGATACTCGCTGCAAGGGCGGCGACAGCTCTTGCCGGTACGCATGGACCGCGGAACGCAGCCCGGCTCAGCACGACAAGCATGTCGTCTGCCTCCAGCGTCGTGGTCAGATAGTCGGGCGGATCAGCATCCGGTACCTTCGGGCCGATGGTGCGGACGATGACGTTCGGCACCGCGCTCAGGTCGGCGACTCCCGGGTGCTCTCGCCGGAACCGCTCGACCAGCGAGTGAGGAGTCGTCTCGAAGACGACGTTGCCGCCCCTCGCGATGATCGCCACGTCCCCACCCACCCACGCAACATGG